TAAAAAAAAGACTGTGTTAAGCATTATTTTTACAGCAGCAACTCAGATTATAAAAAAAAACAACCTTAAACCCACTCTAAAATCCCCCTAGGACACTATTCCAACGGGGATTTTTTTTGTCCGGCGCGTATGATTTTGCCTAACTCCTAAAAAAACTCAGCAGGAACTTAAATGGCAGAAGAACAGAAAACAACCTTAGCGCAAGCCGCTAAACTGGTTAAACAAAAAGAAGCCGATTGCCTTAGTTTTAAAGACTATGGCGAATGGGTCATCGTGATTACGATTGACGGGCAAAAACTGCGAGCTGAAAAAAATGCCAAATCTTAATTCGTTTATCGAAGCCGTTGCCGATGACAGCGGTGCAGCAACAGGCTTAAAGTGGAAAATTCGGGTGATTCGCGCCGGCAAGTCTGGCAATAACAATTTTTACCCTGACAGCACCTTACGCGAAGCCGTGCCGTTATTCGATAAAGCGCGGGTTTTCTCAAAATCTGACACTGAACACATCAAAGGACAAGGCAAGTCTTTTAGCGGCTTAATAGGGCAACTTTCAGAGCCGCGCTTTGTGGAAGGACAAGGGCAGGATAGCGGTGAAATTCAAGCGACTTTAACGCTGTTAGCCTCCGCTGGCGAAGTGGTTGCCAAGCTGAAAGAAGCTTACGACAACAATATGGCAGATTTGTTTGGCTTTTCGATTGATGCGGACGGCTTAACCCAAAAACGCGGCGGCTTAAGAGAAGCGACTAAATTTGTCAAAGTTCACTCGGTTGATTTAATTATCGAACCGGGTGCTGGCGGCGAATTAATTAATTTGATTGAAGCCATTGACCCTGCCCTAAACCCACAACTACAGGACACAACCATGCCATTACTTGAAATCATGCTGGCAGCCATTAAGGTTGAGCGTTTCATTTCTATTTTACAATCTGAGCAAAACATCGGTTTAGTGTTAGTGATATACGCTCCTCCGCTATTGCTGCATTTTGGACAATCATACCTTACTGTTAGTGCTTTCCATCCCATAATTTAACCTCGTCTTTATTGAAGTGCTAATCTTATATGTTTCTCAATTTCATTCAAAGAAGCTTGCTCATCATCCGCCGACAATCCCATAAACGGACGGGCGGGGATATTACCGCGCCCCAATTGATGCGTTGCAGCTTTAATGTCATTTGTGCCAAGAGTGAGCAGTTTTTCATAAGCGGCACAATGGATGCTATCCATTAAATGCCCGTCCAATACGAGGATTTTGTCTTGGTTATAGGGCTTTTCAGCAAGATAGGCGGGGCTTAACTCATGCCACGCCTTGCCATCTGGGTCTTTTTCTTGCTCAAAGCGTTCACGGGTGCTGAGTAATAACGCTTCGCCAATGTCACGAAATACAGGTTTTAAGTCGCCTGTGACAGCGGCTAAACGCTTTAATGCTTTGCGGATTTCGTGGTCGTCAACGGTGACGGTGATGCCAGCCATGATTTTTTATCCTATGGATATTTTTTTTAAAAACGTCTGTAGGTTGGGTTAGCTGCTTTTTTCGATAGAAAAAAGAGCGTAACCCGACATTAGTTGCAACTAACGCAAGAAATGATGACCTCCGTTTATATCGGTTAGCCATTTGTGAAGCAAAGCTCAATGTTGGGTTACGCTTTTTTGTTTCACAAAAAATGCTAACCCAACCTACGATCTAATATCCTGAACTCATTTTTTCTACAAAAGCCTTCTCTTTTTCTTCTGTCCAGTTTGGGTCAGATGGCATATTTTTCATACGTTCATCGAACTGCTCCATTGTTTCATTGGCTAAATAATCTAAATGCTTAATGTATTCTTCACGAGTCATGCCATCATATTCAGCTAATTTTATTTGTGCCTCCATTGGTAAATCTAAATATTCCATATCACACCTCCTCTAAGGTAATTTCAGTGATTTTAAGGTCGTTAAACAGTTTTTCTTCTCTATTTTTCACCTTAAAGCGTACACCTTTATCAAATAAAACCTCAAACTCATCTTCTTTGACCGAGTAATAATCAATCTGTTTGCCAGTTTTACCAAATATTTTAAAGCGCACTTTTCCCGTCTCAAAAATATCTTTTTTACCATAAGTCGCACTGGTAAACGCTTGCTCCGTAACGATTTTACCCTCTTGATATTCAGCCAAAATAGCATCTGGCAATGTGACTCGCCGAACAAATAAACCTTTTTTGTTTGGCAGTTTAGCCAAGGCTTGCGACAAGACCTCAGCGGCGTTCTTAATCACATCTCCCGATTCTTCCAGTTTCCATGCGGGTAATGTGCTGTGTAAAAGGCGATTAATATCGTCATAACCGAGTGCGGTGTAAACATGAATCATACTATGTTCGGCTTCGGTTAAACCAAGTGAGGCGGCAAGCTCTTTGTTGCGTAAACGGCTGCTAATATTCTCAACTTCTTGCAACTGTAAAAACTCAGTCACTGCTTGTTGCTGAGAAATAACAGGAGTTACAGTATTCGCTGTTACCAAACTATCTAAAGTCGTTTGCAACTGCGCCCCAATCTCCTCCGGCAACTTCGCCACCTTTCTTTCCAACGCCGCTTTAATCTGCGCACTCACGGATTCGCCATGCACAAAATCAAAACCCGGCATCACCCCATCCGGCAATTTCTGCACCTCACCGGTGGTGGGATTTGTCCAGTTATAAAACGTATCAGGCGGCGGCTCATCAGGAACAGTTTTACCCAGTTTGTTCATTTCCCATTCTGACAAACTAAACATCGTACACTTGCAGCCAAACCCCTTGGGCGGGTAATGGGTTTTTACCCATGCACTATCAACAGGCACAACCAGCCCGTTATAGGATAAATGCGTTTCACGCGGATTTAACACTGCATGAGAATGTTTGTAAATCAAATAAGGGCGGGTTTTCTTGGCTTCCTGAATTTGTTGCCAGCGTCCTGCTTGATAGCTTGCTCTAAGATTGGTTTCATAAACCACCCGTGTACGCCATGCCAAATAGCTTTTATTTTTCACGTTATCGGCATTTTCCCAGCCCTTAGTCCAGCCTAATTTCTCAGCCGTTGCGTGAATATCTTTGCGGAACTGTGCGAGCGTTGTACCTTCGCGGTGGGCTTTTTCCAACGCGCCTTTAATGTCGGTAAGCAAGTCTGCTTTCATTGCCCCAGCCACCATAAAACCGCTATCGCGCAATTCACGCTGCACGTCATACCAGTTTTGCGTAGGGATGAGCTTATCTTTACCTAAGAAATAGGCAAGCTGTTCTGCAAAAGGAGTTGAGCCGTAGTTAACGCTCATGACGGATACGCCACATCGCTATTAAACCCTGCCAGAAAACCCGCTTGCATGGCTTGACTTAACAAATCCGTTAAATCGCTGTTATCCATCTCAGGAAATAACGAATTAAGCTTGTTTAAAGCATCTGGAATATCCTCTGAACTCTCTAGCATAGCAATGATAGTTTTTAGCATTTCATCAATCACAGGCTGTGCAGTTTGACTTAATAAATCGGTCATTTGTTCTGGCGTATCGGCTTGTTTTGGGAGTGCAAAACCTAGGTTTTGCAGCCCGTTAGCGACTGCCTCCGTGATTTTCTGCTGTTTTAAATCTGTTAAATCCTGTCCACTTGACTGGACAACATTCTGCTTAGGGACTTGCTCTGCAATCGCCGCTAATTCAGCTTCTGCATCAAAACCCACGCCTAACCGCCCCGCAATCGACTCAATCACAGCAATGCCTGTTTTAACTGACATTAATTTATCGTTAATTGCAATGCTGACGGCTTGCGTCACTTCTCGTAACGCCGCTGCATATTTCGCCACATCTTTCGTGACCATTTCAGGAAACGAGACCGACAGCGCGTAAACAGAATCAAACAAATCCGGCTCTTTGCCCGTGTGGGCAATTTCCCATTGCCGAATGCAGTAGCGACCCATTTCCAGCAGCATATAACCGATAAACGCTTGTCGCAATGACATGATTTTAAAGGTCGGATTGCTCATATCCTCACCGGTAGCGCGATTCACATCACCCCCGCCACCAAACCAATGCTCCGGTATAGTTGCCCCGCCTAACACATGATTTCTAAACAATCGCGCACTGTTATCGGTATCCGCAGATTCAATTTTTGGGCTTTCGGCTTTCCACTGTTCCGCATCATTATGCACTCGTACTGAACCGGGTTTAGGGGGGCGAATAGAGGATGCTTTTCTCTTTACTTCTTCCTCATTAGCTCCGTTTAAAGTCACATCCCACATAAAAGCGCGTAAAAATTGAATTCGGTCTAATTCGCCAAACAGAAACTGGTCATAACTATCAAGCCAATCAATTTGACTGAGTAAATCAGAACGCCCCCGCCGACCACTGGCAAGGTCGTTTATCTTGAAATAAAAACAATCACCGTCGGTAAACGTATCCCGAATTGCAATCGTGCGCTGGGTGAACATTTCCTCTTCAGCACCGTTCACAATGACTTTATAGCGTTTAGACACGCCTTTTTTAGTCAATACGGTGACAATGCCAATCGGTTGTTCGCCATTGTCGGGGTCAACCACGACCGTGCCAATCAAACAGGGGTCTAAATAGCCTAACCGTACCGCGCCGCTGTATTCATTCACAAAAGCCGGATAGCACTGCTCGCCATACATGGACAGCTCGCGAACTTTCTTAATCAGTTTAATGTCCATGTTATTGACCGGATGATTCCAGAAGCGATTTAGCACTTCTTGTACGTTCTCATCTTCGGCTTTTAAGCGAACGCCATCCGCTAAAATGTAGGCAATGGGTAACTCAATTAAGCGGTTTGCCAGCGTGTTCGACTCCCACAAATAAGCCGCTAAATCTTGCATCCGGCGTTGATTCATGGGCAATAAATCACGCAGCGCGTCACCACTTAACGGTCGCCAGTCGGCATCATCCGCATCTACTGTTTGTCCCACTGGCAGATACGCTTCACGCAGTGGCTGTGGCAAAATATCTGTTTTTAGGGCGTTAATAAACCAAGCCATAGGTGATTTCATGACTATCCCTCAATCAAAAACTCACGATTTTCTAACCAAGCCGAATTCAGCTCCTGCACTTGTTCTGGAGTGACATGCGTTATCGTGACTTCTTTGCCGGATTTAAGGCGAATAATTAAATCTGTTCTGCTTTCATCGTAGGTTACGCACTCAACGCCTGAATAAAGATAAACAGCTTGAATCGGCGGATTAACACTGTTGTCGGTTCTAAAAATTCTCATAAAAAGCTCTCCACAGTTAGTGTGCCTGAAATGTCTAAATTAACCGCCCCCGCTATCGTGGGAATCGCAACTAAAGCCAATACGTCATACGCGCCAGTAATTTGTCTGCCGACTCTTTCTAGTGTTTCTGTTATCTCTGAGACAGATAAGCTGGCTACACCATATTTACTGGCAATGACTGTCCCGCCAGTAACAGTGTTTGCACTGGGATTGCCAACAGTGTCTCCTTTAGCATACTGATAGCTTTGTCCGTCTATGCCTAACCACGTCAATGCTCCGCTAATGACGGGATTGAGTAATAATTGCAGTTGAAAGTTATCAGCGGTCGCTGCTATTCCTTCAATTTTTGGCACGTTTAAAACCGTGTTCTTGCTGCTAGGTCTAACTGCTACCAGTAAATAAGCAACTCCTCCCGTATTCGCATTAACAAAGGTTTCGCGTAAAGAATAGTCGCGATGGATACCCTTCGACAGCGAACCGCCTTGTGAGCCTACCGATGAACAAATCTGCCACAAGTTTGTTGCTAACCCTGTAGCTGTGGCTCGTATTTCATAGCGGATAAATTGATTGGGACTACCCACATAGATAGTTGAACCACTACTGGAGTTTTCAAAGACATGGGCTAATATTACTGACTTTCCTATGATAAACTTAAAAGCTGTGGCAGTGCCTCCTAGCCAAGATGCGTCAATTTCAAGCGCGGTAAATAAACTAAAATCCAACGTTCTTGCAGCGACATTAGACCACTCACTTTGTTTTTTCTGATAGGTCACTACGCCAAATTTATACAATCTAAACCAAACATCAATCCCGTTTGGGTCAGTTTCCATGCACCAGCCATCTAAACCCGTGTTGTACGGGGGGATTGTATCGCTGCTGAAATAGCCGATGCGTTTAATCCGCCCGACAACGGGGTTTATTTCGCGTGTCGTAAGCCGAATAATCAGCGGGTTTCCGCTTGTATAATTATGAACCGCTTTAGACTGTCTAATCACAAAATCGTTATTGCTTGTGACCTGCATCATCACGCTGGCATGACTGCTTTGATAACTTGATACACCACCACTACCTACAACCTCATTAAAGAGCGTTGTATCTTTACCATCGAGCTGTTTATAGTCTGCAATGACCTGTGTGCTTTCGACAGCAAGAGACCCGAATAGGGTTTGTGCGGCGGTTAATACATCTAACCTTGAATTCATTGCTTCTTGATTAGCACTGGTTGCCAGTGTTGCAGTATCAACTGTCGCCGCACTCGGCAAGGGATTTTGCTCCGATACCCAGACGATATCGCCATTACTGTCTTTGTAACTTATTTCCATAGCAGTTATCTCACTGTTGTTTATAAACTAAACGTCGGCGGTTGCCCATGCTTTCAGGGGCGTAGCAGTCGTCATCGGCATCAATGCTTGCACCAGCGGCTGCAATTGATAAAAATGAGGCAAAATAAGCCAAGGCTTTAGAAATGGCACTGTCTCCGTGCCGTTGCTTTGCTGTGTCGGTTTTGCCTTTTGGTAATCTAATAACGCCATTGACCACTTGTAAGGCGCGTAAATCACCGGCTTGCTCATCATCTGCCGGAATGGTTAAAGTGCCGTCTTCAAACGCGGCTTTAAACTTCGGCATATTTTCGAGATACCAGCTTTCAGTGAATTTAACCTCTTGAATCCTCACAGAGCCATACCGATGACGTGCTTGCTCGGCTAAATACGAGCCGTTACCGCCAGCATCCAACGCCCCGCCCATAAAATTAGGCAGTCTGTCCACGATATAAAACAAAATTTGTTCTTGTTGTTTGAAGGGGATATTTTTTAGCTCAACGCTAAATGGCACGGTTCTATCTAGGTTTTGTTCAATGACCATAGCATCTATAACGGTTAAATCACCGCTACGCGCGAAGTCTTCGCCAAACACATGCCGACGTTGTTTGTCGAGCTTTTCCAGTAACGGCTTAAGCGTTTCTTCACACCAATCGCGTACTTCGGCTTCTCTTAAATGCTCTGACCATTCATTAAAACTGTTATCTTTTGAGAGGCGTAAAACCGGATACTCTTTGCTCATTCGCGCCTCAATCAACACACGACTTAACGCCGCACCACCTGATTGCGACGGGATGCAAAAATATTCCTCATCCGCTGCTTCTTGACTGGGCGCACCTTTGATTAACTTAGACCGCCAAGCCGCTTCATTTTCAGGACTCCAGACCTGCCCTGTGACATAGCAAATCCGCTTATAAACGCCATCGGCAAGCGCGTCATCTAAGGTAATCCGGTGAACGCTGTAAGGTTTTCGACCTGCCCGTGCATCTTGCACATATTGGTTGTATTCATTTTCTACGCCGTTGTGCGTGCTAATAATCCGCACCCTTGCGCCCCACATTGTCAACGCCATCGCTGCTTTTAACAGCTCATGTAAGGAGTCATGGAACGCGGCTTCATCAATCACCACATCACCTTGCATTCCACGCAAATTAGACGGGCGAGAAGAAAGCGCGGATATTTTGAAACCGGAATTAGGAAAGCGGATGGTGTAGGTGAGAATCTCTTTTTTGCCGTCTTCATCTTTAAACAAAGATTCACCGACTTTTCCGGCTAACTGACTAAAGGCTTTGGCAAACAAAGCACAGGCTGAAATGTATTCCAACGCCATTTCTTGCCTTGAACCGACATAAAACACGTTTCGACCGCCGCGTTTTTTAGGCTTGGCGGCGGTAATCACATTGCTTGCCGCTTCTGCCCACGTTAAGCCGGTACGCCGTGATTTTTCAGCAATTTTGACTTCTGATTCATCCTCAAACCAGCGCGTTTGATAGCCCAACAAGACAGATTCATACTCAGGAAAATAGTCAGCGGCTTGTAATTCGTCTAATGAGGTCATTTGCCGGTCAAGATACGTTTAATGGAGGCTTCCACTTCGGGGCTAATGCCGTCATTTTTTAATCCCTCAGTCAGTTCATTCGCGGCTTCTTCTCGCGCTTGTTGCCTGATTTGAGCTTCACGGCGTTGGTTTTCACTGGCAGACCGCTCCAGCTTTTCGACACTGGCGGTTAAATTCCCCAACATCTTGATAGATTCTGGTAATTCTGTACCGCTTGCTACCGCCTCAGTTAAGGAAATATTCATATCAAAGGCAAGCTGGCGCATAATCTCAATCAGCACTCGACCAAAATCACCAT